CTTTTACAAGGAATTAAAAAAATTCTATTTAAATTGGAAGATTAATAATATAGATAAAGGAAATGAGGTTATAAAATGAAAAAACGTTCAAAGACAGGAATGTCAAATATTGATATAGTGAAAAATTATCTATCAGGAACTAGACCGTTTTTGCAAATTGGTTACACCGACGATTTGAAAGAGCGCAAGGACGGTGAAATGTGGCAATCTGCAAATGGTCAAACTTGGATTTTTAAAGATGGGGTTAAAAAAGCGATATCTAAACCAACCAAATTTATAGATTTGGTTAGATTACAATGTGGTGATTGTAAGAAAAATATGAAACTTTTTAATAATCGACTTGATGACAAAATTTTTCCGAAAACTGGTAGATGTATCGATTGTCAAATTAAATTTGAGGATAATTTGAAACGGTTGGGTAAATATGATGTATATGAAAAACTAAAAATTTTCAATAATCAAAAGAGCTTTTGTGTATCGTTGAAAGATAAGTTGGAGGAAACTATCAGATATCTCGAAAATTCCGATAATAAAATTAAATATATGAACGAAGACGGTTCACAGGAATACTGGACTGATACAAATCGTGAAAAAATTCTTGATGGTGCTCGTAAAGAATTAAAGGAATGTCTACAGGCATTGGATGATATTAACCAACAGTTGTTTCTATTAACGGACAAATAAATGTCAGATTCACAAGTAAATTTGCGTGAAATAATCAAGGCTGAATATAAAAGATGCCTTGAAGAACCCATGTATTTCATGAAGAAATATGTGAAAATTCAGCACGCTGATCGTGGCACATTACCATTTGAATTATATCCATTTCAGGAAGATACATTAAATAGTTTTATTAATAATGATAAAAATATTGTATTGAAATCCAGACAGATGGGAATTTCAACGTTGGTTTCCGCATATTCATTATGGTTAATGTTGTTTCATACTGATAAAAGTGTCGTGGTAATAAGTAGAACTAAAGCGGCCACTAAAGACATCATCACTAAAGTGAAATTTTCGAGTGAACGATTGCCGTCTTGGCTTAAAGTTCCATTAATAGAAAATAATGCGTTATCTATCAGATACAAAAATGGTTCAAATATTAAAGCGGTATCATCAGCGGCTGGTTCTGCTAGAGGTAATGCGGCATCATTAATCATATTGGATGAATGTGCGTTTATTCCCGATGCAGATTCTGTATGGGTGGCTGCAAATGCGACCACATCGACCGGTGGTAAAGCAATTATTTTATCGACGCCAAATGGAATTGGTGATTTTTTTCATAAAATGTGGTCGGCAGCAGAAGCTGGAGAAAATGGATTTAAAACTGTAAAATTGCCATGGAATTTACATCCTGAACGTGATGCGAAATGGCGAGAAGAAAAGGGTGCTGAACAGGGGGATCCGAGAAAAGCTGCACAGGAATTTGACTGTGACTTTACCACTACAGGAAATACAGTTCTACAACCAGAAACGTTAAAATTATACAAACCACTATTAGTTAATCCAATTGAAAAACGTTGGGCTGAACAGGCATTGTGGTTGTGGCAATATCCCGATTATACTAAACCATATTTAATTAGTGCCGACGTTGCGCGAGGTGATGGAAAGGATAAGTCCGCATTTCACATAATTAGATTAGATACATGTGAACAAGTTGGAGAATTTAAGGGTGTCGTTGATACCAAATCATATGGTAATATGTTAGTTAGTATTGCAAATGAATATAATAAGGCAATTTTAGTTGTAGAAAATAATAACATTGGTTGGGCGACATTACAACAAATTATTGATTTAGAATATCCAAACACATTTTATAGTAGCGCAGATTTAACATATATTGATGTTGAAACTCAATTGGTGGGTAAAATTAATAGAATGGAACAAAATATGATTCCTGGATTTTCTACCACAGCAAAAACAAGACCTTTAATCATTTCAAAACTTGAATTATATTTCAGAGAACGGTCATTTGTATTAAATTCTATCAGAACTTGGGAGGAATTAAGTACATTTATTTGGAATCCGAGTGGAAAGGCTGAGGCTATGCGGGGTTATAATGATGATTTGGTGACATCGCTTGGTATTGGATTATGGGTTCGAGATACGGCTCTACGATTACAAACGGAGTCGACATTGTTAACTAAAGCATCCTTAAGCGGCATCACAAAAATTCATACATCTTCGGAGGGTACTCTCATGTCAAGAGATGACATTGCCAGACAAAGTTGGAGGGCACCACTGACTACTGGGGGTCAAAATAAGTTTGGGAATAAATCTAATCAATTTAGTGAAAATGGTGATACAATGGATTTAACTTGGTTATTATGAATAAATTTATGATTAAATTATACTTATATATGGAGAATGGATTAAATGGCTAAACATACAATTAAACATACAAATGAACCGTTAGATTTAAAATCACGGTCATTATTTGCCAAATTAAAGAAACTTTTATCAAATGATGTGGTTGTTAGAAATGTTGGTGGTAAACTTTTAAAAATAAAAGATACTGATCAAATTCAATATGCAACCGATAGAAATACTCTTCGTGATAGATTTAATCGGGTTCGTTCATCGGGATATAGTCAATACAGTAGAGATTTTACATTAGCATATCAAGCATCGCGAATTGAATTATTCCGAGATTATGATTGTGTTGGACCGGACACTATTATTCCTTTACCAGACGGTACTAAACCGACCATTAAAGAGTTAACAGAAAAATATAAAGATAGACCACAAGAACGGTTTTATGTTTATTCATACGATTATAAGACAGATTCAATTAAATTAGGCAAAGCATTTCATCCGAGATTAAAAGGTTCTAGAATAGGATATAAAGTTACATTTGATAATGGAAAACATATCATTGGCAGTGATAAACACCCACTTTTAATGAGAAATGGAGAATATAAGGTTGTTAAAGATTTGGTGGTAGGAGATTCTCTTATGCCTTTCTATCAAAAAGATTTCTTTGGCGGTGAATCTAGTTCTATATATAATTTCTCCAAGGGATGGCAAACCACACATAAGATTGTCGCGGAACAATTTGATAGACCGTTGACTGAAAATGAATGTGTTCATCATAAAAGCCTCAGTGTGGTTTCCACTCTAAATCATAAAATTGTTTCGATCGAGTGTATCGGGGAAATTGATGTATATGATGTAACGGTTGAAGAGTATCAGAATTTTGCAACCGATAGCATAATATCACACAACACAATGGATTGTGACCCCATCATAGCCTCAGCGCTTGATATTTACGCAGATGAATCATTGACACACAATGAGCTTGGCCAAGTGTTAACTATTAAATCTGATGATAATAATGTTAAACAAATTCTTCATAATTTATTTTATGATATCATGAACATTGAATTCAATCTATGGTCGTGGGCAAGAAACATGTATAAATATGGAGATTTTTATCTTAAACTTCATATAACGCCAAAATTCGGTGTAACTCAGGTGGAACCATTATCATCATATAATGTAATTCGAGTTGAAAATAGTGATCCGCAAAATAAGAATTACACAAAATTCCAAGTAAGCTTTGAGAGTGGTGTAATGGAAGAATTGGAAAATTATCAGGTTGCTCATTTTAGATTGATTTCAGATAGCAACTTTGCTCCGTATGGTAAAGGAATGATTGAAGGCGCACGGCGGGTTTGGAAACAGTTATCATTAATGGAAGATGCGATGTTAATTCATAGAGTCATGCGTGCACCTGAAAAACGTGTATTTAAAATTGACATCGGCAATATTCCTCCGGCAGAAGTTGATCAATATATGGAAAAATTGATAAATAAAATGAAAAAAGTTCCATATATGGATGAAAAAACTGGAGAATATAATTTGAGATTTAATCTTCAAAATATGGTTGAAGACTTTTTTATTCCTGTTCGTGGTAGTGATAGTGGAACATCGATTGAATCATTGTCCGGAATGGAATTCACTGGAATAGATGATGTACAATATATAAGAAATAAAATGATGGCCGCGCTGAAAATTCCAAAAGCATTTTTAGGATATGAAGAAGAATTGTCCGGAAAAGCCACATTGGCTAATGAAGATGTTCGATTTGCAAAAACTATTATTCGATTGCAAAAAATACTCGTGTCAGAATTGAACAAGATTGCCGTCGTCCATTTGTTTGCCAATGGATTTACAGATGAAAGTTTAGTGAATTTTTCATTGGAATTGACAAATCCGTCGACGATATTTGAAAAGGAAAAAATCTCAATTTGGCAAGAAAAAACTAATCTCGCGAAAGATATGTTAGAAAGTCATATTTTCTCTACAGATTGGGTATACAAATATGTATTTAATATATCTAATGATGATATTCTCAAAATTAAGAGTCAGGTTATCTCTGATACTAAACAAAATTGGCGAGTGAAGGAAATTGAAGATGCGGGTAACGATCCCGCTACAACATTCAAAAAAGTTTCCGGTGGAGAATCCTCTGGAGATGGGGAGAAATTGGATACAGTAGACACTGATATGTCAGGTGAATCTGAAGCACCTCCGTTGACAGAACGTTCTAAACGTCCGTCGCAGGCAGGAGAGAAAGATGCGAGAAAATATCCATTCGGTGAGGATCCACTTGGAAATATGGAAAATACAGCAAAGACTCGAAGCAATCCAATCGGACATAAATATCAAAATAATTCTCCATTAAGTCTCGAATCCGTTTCTCCAAACTCTGCTAAACATGAATTGAATTTAGTGATGTTAAAAGATTATTTGGCCGATTCAAATGTTAAATCGACGAATATTTTATTAGAAACTGATTCTAATATTGATGAATTGACAAAGACAAAAAAATCTATATTGGATGAATCGAATATTATAGAATGAAAAATGACGATAATTCAATATATTTAACACATTTGACCAAATGATTTATATTTATAAATAAGGTATCTATATTACATATGCAAAAACCCAAACATTCTAAGTTCAAAAATACAGGCATTTTGTTCGAGTTGTTGACTAAACAAGTGACGGCGGATATCTTATCTGGAGAGACCGTTAGTCAAGCGAAAGAATTGTTATTTAAATATTTTAATGAAAGTCGTGAATTGGGTAAGGAATGGCAGCTTTATAATTTTTTGGTAAATGAAAGATTTGGAGATGAAATTAAAGCGGATAGAGCAATATCTATCGCGTTACGTTCAAAAGAACGACTTAATTCTGTAAAACTTCAGCAAGAAAAATTTAATTTGATTCGTGAAATTAAAGATATATATCCAATTGAAAAATTTTTAAAGTCTAGTATTAAAGAATATAAAGTTTACGCGTCTATTTATAAATTATTAGAACATAATGTTTCACGCTCATTTGATATTAAGGAGATATCTCAAGCAAGAAATTTTCTTATTGAAAGTTTACTTAATAGAAAACATGGAGAAACAAAACAAAATTCTGAAGAAACACTACTCGAATATTATAAGAATCAAGATGAAGATGTTCGATTGTTAACATATAAAATATTGATTGATGGAATTAATACAAAATATCAGGAATTTAATCAAGACCAAAAATATAT